CAAGCTTGACCGGTTGGACGAGGCGATTCGTGGGAACTCCAAGCCCGGCATTCAGTTTCGCCTGGGCCGGCTGGAGGCCGCTGAGGCCGTGCGGTCGCGGCTGTTGTGGATCATTGCCGGGTCGGTCGTGTCGCTGTGCGTCGCGACGGCCTGGAAGCTGGTGATCGGAGGCTGACATGGTGAAGCGTTGGATCAACTCGGTGGATGTTTTCGTGGACGACCAGGGGCGGATCGGGATCACCTTCCCCTCCGAACTGGTCCAGGACAACCGACTCAAGGTGGACGCCCAGCAGGACGCTGAGGCCATCACCGGTCCGCCCCCGTATGCCCGAACGCTGGCCGACCTGTACGACCGACTGGAGTATGGGCTGTTCAACAACGGCTATTCATGGATGGCCACCATCAACCAGTCCATCAACGACGGCTTCTACTACAACCTCTACAACCAGAACTCCTACCAGCCGTGGCTTCAAACCATTCACAACGACCTGGAAATGATCCACGATGAAGTGTGGATGCTTCGGATCATATTCGAAAACGTGTACGACGCCACACAGTATGCCTTGAGGACCGTGTAACGAAAGGACTGACATGAAACCGATTCTGAAAGTCGCCAACGTGGACGGCAAGAAGGCGCTGTTGGTCAATGACCGGACGTTGTTGACCAAGAAGCAGGTAGCCGAGCAAATCACGTCCTTGAACGAGCGGATCACCAAGCAGCTGCCGGCTGCTCGTGCTTCGCTCAATGCCCAGGACCTTCTGGCCGCTGCCCAAGCAAGCATTGACCGGCAGATTGCCGAGGCGACGGAAACAAAGGCTGCACTGGAATCGCTACTCCCGCAACTGGACTGAGCCATGGCACTGATCCCCGATATCGCGCAAGCTGTCGTCGCGGCTTTGAACAGTCACATGTTCAGCCAACCGTTTACGGCGGCGCGGGCGTATTGGCCCGTCTTCGACCTGAAGGACATGACGGACCTTCACGTGACGGTCGTGCCCAAGGGCGTGGAACTGACCACCGCGGGGCGCGGCCTGTTGCAGATCGACGCGCAGATCGACATCGGCATTCAGAAGAAATTGGCTGGCGGCGACAACACGGAGATCGACGCGCTTGTGGGCCTAGTGCAGGAGATCGCCGAGTTCGTCCGCGCCACGGGGCGGTTCGGCGGCGCGGCGTGGGTGAAGACTGAGAACACACCCATCTACTCCCAGGAGCACTTGGGCGAGCTTCGGCAGTTTACCAGCGTCCTGACACTGACGTTGCGGGTGATGACAGCATGATCAGGATGAAGACCAAGCAGATGTTTTTCGATCGCCAGGCGGTCATAAGCCGGGTGGACAAGGCCACGCGCAAGGTGCTGGGGCACTTTGGAGCCCTGGTGCGAAAGAGCGCCATCGCCAGTATCAAAGAAGCGCCGGCAAAGCGCCATGCCCCGCCGGGCTCGCCGCCGTTTTCGCACATGTTGGCCAGGAGGCGCAAGATCAACCAGCGTCGAAAGGCCGAGGGAAAGCAGCCCGTTCGCGGGTTCAAGGGCCTCAAGCACATTCTGTACGCCTTCGAGCCAGTCAATCGGTCGGTGATCATCGGCCCGGCATCCAACCGCAGCCGGTCGATCACGATCCCGGAGATTCTGGAATACGGAAAACTCGACGTGTCGCGGCGCCCGTTCATGGGACCGGCGTTCGAGCGAGAGAAACCCAAACTCCCGGCGATGTGGGCAAACAGCGTGAAAGCATAGGAGACCAAGGCCATGGCAACGTTCATTTTGGGCAAAGACGCGAAACTCTATTACGGCACGGCTGGCAGTACTCCCTCGACGGAGATGTCCAACGTGCGGGACGTAACGCTGACGCTGGAGGCGGGCGAAGCGGATGTGACCACACGGGCCAACTCCGGCTGGCGGGCAACCGCTCCGACGCTGCGGGAGTGTACCTGCGAGTTCGAGATGGTCTGGGACCCGTCCGATGCCGGATTCACAGCCATCAAGAATGCATTCCTCTCGTCGGGGCTGATCGCGCTCAAGATTCTGGACAAGGTCGGCGGCCAGGGGCCTGACGGCGACTTCGCCATCCTGTCGTTTTCCCGCAACGAGGCGCTGGAGGAGGCCATCACCGTCAGCGTGACGGCGAAGCTGGCCGTGTTCCGAAGCTGGCGCGAAGAGACCTGAGAGATGAAGACCTTCACGGATAGCGCCGGGCGGACCTGGACTATCGTGCTCACCATCGACGCGGTCAAGCGGGTGAAGTCCCTCTTGGACGTGAACCTGCTGGAACTAGACCTGCCTGCTGGCAAGGCAGGGGCCGGCGACCCGCCGCTTCTGACACGCCTCGGCACGGACGTGATTCTCCTGTGCGACGTGATCTTCGCCCTCATCAAGCCTCAGGCCGACGCCGCCGGCATCAGCGACCAGGAGTTCGCTGCGGCCCTTGGCGGCGACGTGGTCCTCGCGATGCAGACGGCGTTCTATGAGGAACTCGTGGATTTTTTCCGCAAGCTGGGCCGGGGCGACCTGGCCAAGGCCGTGGACGCCCAGCGACGGATGATCGACCTGGCGGTCGCGCGGATCGAGACACGAATCAACCGGCTGGACCTGGAGGCGGCGGTCGAGTCGACCCTTGGCGAACCGTCTACGAACTCGCCGCAATCGTCGGAATCGACCCAGGTCCGCTGACGCTGCGCGAGCTGCTATGGATGGCTGAGGCCCGTGGCCGGGACAACTGGGCGCACACGTCGGCAATCCTCGCGCTGATCGCCAACGTGAACCGCGACCCGAAGAAGACGCGGCCCTACAAGCCCAGCGACTTCGACCCGTACTCAGCCAAAGACAAGCGTGACGAGGTGATTGAGGTAACGGACATGAGTATCCTGAAGGACGCCTTCACAAGAAAAGGAAGCTGACATGAATTGGGAAACTATTCTGACGGGCCTGTGGCAGGCGATTAACTCCGTGCCGGGCATCATGCTCATGGCGGGGCTTCTGGGCTGGCTCTTGACGCGGCTCTACTCCATCCGGCCCGCGTGGGAGGCCTACGAAGGGACGATCATCTCGGCCGTCAAGCACGCCGAGAAGGCTATCCCCGACGACGTGCCGAACAAGGGGTTGGCGCGCCTCGACGAGGCCCTGCGCTACGTGCTGAAGGTTTACGCCGAGACGCATCACGGTCAACAGCCCTCCGCCGCCTTGGTGAACGAACTGCGCGAGGGCATCCAGATCACTCACGATCGGCTGGAAGCCAGGGGTACGCTGTGAACCAGTGGCTTGCGGCCATCATCGCCGGGATCGTCCAGGCCATCGTGGCGATTCTCGCCAAGCGCTCCGAGCGGTCGGCCGAGAACGGCGCGAGGCGGCCCGAGCTGCGCGACCGCCTGCGCGAGCGCGTGCGCCGCAAGTGGTCGGGTAAGACGCTGCCTGTGATCATTGTCCTCGTCGTGCTGCTCGCGCTGCCGGGCTGCGGCATGCGCACGATCTACGTGCAAAGTGGCGAACCCGTGCGCCTGCGCGAAACGATCCGAAGCGCCAAGGTCTGGGTGCTGGACCAGGACGGCAAGCCCGTGGCTGGCGTCATGGATTTGCCGGAGGGCTGGTACGCGCTCCCGGACGATGGCGAGGAGTAACGCAAATGGCGACGGTACTCACCATCGTGGTGCTTGTCCTTGTGGCGGCGCCCGTTGCCTTGGCAATCCTGATCGACCGCAATGGGCTCATGTGAGGAGAAACGATGGCAACTGCGCAGGGTATCCGAGCCGGCCGCGCGTTTGTCGAGATCTTCGCCGACGACTCGAAGCTTGTGCACGGTCTGAAGAGCGCGTCGGCCAAGCTCAAGGCCTTCGGCGAATCGGTCCGCAACATGGGCCTCAAGCTCGTAGGCCTGGGCTCGGCCGTCGTCGCGCCGCTGGCGGCTTCCAGCAAGGTCTTCGCAAGCACCGGCGCCGCGCTGGCCAAGATGAGCGCCCGGACGGGCTTCTCCGTCGAGACGCTCTCGGAACTGGGCTTCGCGGCGGAGCTCTCCGGGACGAACATGGAGACCCTGGAACTGGGCATCCACAAGATGCAGCGGACGCTGGTGGACGCAGCGCAGGGCTCGAAGTCGGCCCAGGACACGTTGGCCCTCTTCGGTCTGACCGTGGCAGATTTAGCAAGACTTTCGCCTGAGCAGCAATTCAAGCTCATCGCCGACAGGCTGGCGAAAATCGAGGACCCGACGACAAGAGCCGCCGCGGCGATGGAACTCTTCGGTCGAAGCGGCACGCAACTTCTGCCCATGCTCTCAGGCGGTGCGGCCGGCATCGAGGAGTTGCAGGAGGTCTTCCGCAAGCTGGGCTTGACCATCTCTACCGAGGACGCCAAGGCTGCCGAGCGGTTTACCAACACGCTCTTCATCATGTGGAAGGTGCTCGAGAAAGGCGTCTTCGTCGTCGGCTCCGCCCTGGTGCCGGTGCTCTTGCAGGCGGCGCAGTGGGTAACGCGCGTGACCGTTGTCGCCGCCGATTGGATCAAGCGGAACAAGGAAGTGATCGTCACTGTTTTCAAAACGGCCGTCGGCGTCATCGCGGCCGGCGCGGCGCTCGTGGTCCTGGGCTATGCGATCATGGGGCTGGCCAAGGTGATGGGCATCCTGGCCGTGGCCGTCACCACCGTAGGCACGGCCCTCAAACTCCTGGGCGCGGTGCTGTCATTCCTCGTCTTGCCCACAGGGGCGGCCATCAAGGTCGTCGTGGCGCTGGGGGCCTACATCCTCTACGCCACCGGCGTGGGGGCGAAGGCCCTGGGCTGGCTGGCCAAGCGGTTCGAGACACTGCGTGACGACGCAGTGGCGTCCTACCAGGGCATCGCCGACGCCCTGGCGGCCAGGGACATCACGTTGGCGGTGAAGATTCTCTGGCTGACGATCAAGATGGAGTGGACACGCGGTGTCAACTTCCTTGAGAAGGTCTGGCTCAACTTCCGCAACTTTTTCATCAAGATCGGCTACGACACCTGGTACAACCTGCTGGCCTCCGTCGAGACGGTCTGGCACGCCCTGGAGGTCGGCTGGATCGAGACGACGGCCTTCCTCTCCAAGATCTGGATGCAGTTCACCGGCTGGGTGATCAAAGCCTGGCACTGGTGTGGCAAGCAGCTCTCGAAGGCATGGAACTGGATCAGGAAGCAGTTCGATTCCAGCTTCGACGCCGAGGCGGCCAACCGCGCGGCGGATGAGTACTACGAGGCGTGGAAGGC